CCGGGAGGCCTGAAGTCTCGCGGTCTCAGGATTAAGGGTGATGATGCTCCGATTATGCCGGGAGAGTTCCGCGACGTTGATGTCCCCGGCGGAGCCATCAAGGACAACATCACGTTCCTGCCCTACAAAGAGCCGTCCAATGTTCTGCATCAGATGCTTGGAGAGCTTGTAGAAGAGGGTCGTCGTTTTGCATCCCTGACAGACCTGAAGCTGGCAGATATGAAGCAGGACGCTCCGGTGGGCACGACACTTGCTCTTATTGAGCGGTCAATGAAAGTAATGACTGCGATTCAGGCGCGGCTTCATGCTTCAATGAAGCGTGAATTTGTTTTGATCTCTGACCTTGTCCATGACTTTGGGGCGGATCAAAACTACGAGTATGAGTCTGAAGATGAGGCAGTAAAAGCGGAAGACTTCGACGGTCGTCTGGATATTATTCCGGTGAGTGATCCGAACTCTTCCACCATGAGCCAGCGCATAATGCAGTATCAGGCAGCCTTGCAGCTTTCGCAGCAAGCGCCGCAAATGTACGATCTGCCTGAACTTCATCGTCAAATGCTTGATGTTCTTGGTATTCAGGACGCCGACGCCATTATTCCTCTGTCTAAAGAGGCGGAACCGCGTGATCCGGTTTCGGAAAATATGGACGTTTTGAACGGCAAACCTCTGAGAGCCTTCTCTTATCAGGACCACGATGCTCACATTCAGGTCCACATGAACGCTATTCAGGACCCGAAAATACAGCAGCTTGTTGGTCAAAGCCCCATGGCTGGCACCATACAGGCAGCTATGGCGGCCCACATTCAGGAGCATCTTGGATTCAAATATCGCAGAGAAATCGAGAAACAGCTTGGAGTCGAGTTGCCGCCTGAGGGCGAGCCTCTTCCAGAGGATGTCGAGGTCAAGCTGTCTCGCTTGGTTGCCGAGGCTTCTGATCGACTGTTCCGCAAGGATGTTATGGAAGAGCAGATGCGGGAAAATCAGGAGAAGCTCAACGATCCTGTATTCCAGTTGCAGCAACAGGAGCTTCAGCTTGAGGCTGCTGACCTAGAGCGCAAGGCTCAAACTGATACGGCCCGTATGATTGCCAAGTTGAAAGAGGCGCAGATGCGTCAGGAAACTGAGCTTCTCAGAATCAAGTCTCAAGAAAGGATGGAGGGCGCACGTCTGGGTGTTCAGATAGCGCAAGAATCCTTGGACGCCCAGCAGCGCAAAGAAAGCGCCGACAAGCGTCAGGTTCTTGATACGGCAAAAATTCTCGCTGATGTCGGAAAAAACTTGATGGAACCGAATAATAGCAATACAAACAATTCAGGTTAAAAATAACCTGAAGGTGCGAACGGTGAATGTTACTGAAAATGTTTATGAGGTGTTTCAAAAAAATCTAAGGTCTGTGATGAATGAACAGGCCGACTTCTTGGCTACCGGTGGTGCGCGTAGCTTTGAGGAATACCACAAGATTGTGGGTGTCATAGAGGGGTTAGCTTTGGCAGAGAGAGAGCTTCTTGATCTGTTCGAGGCCCTGCGTAAAGGAGAAGAAGATGACTGACGACAATGTCGTTAAGCTGGCTGAAGCCAGAAAAGCCAAGGCTTTGCCAGAGCCTGTTGGCTACAGAATTTTAATTGCCATACCGGAAAAAGAACAGAAAACAGACGGCGGTGTTTTGTTGCCCGAAGACACGCGAAAGCGTGAAGAGGCGGCGAGCATGGTCGGGATGGTTCTGAAAATGGGGCCTGATGCCTACACGGATATCGAAAGGTTCCCAAGTGGCCCTTGGTGCAAGGAGGGCGACTTTATACTTATGCGCTCCTACTCAGGAACACGAATTGAAATTCATGGGCAGGAATTCAGAGTTATTAACGATGACTCTGTTGAGGCCGTTGTTGAGGACCCAAGAGGGATTAAAAAGGTATGAGCGATCAAAATTTAGCAGAAGACCAGAACGAACAAGTAGAGGTTGATCTGGACATCGACCCAGATGCATTGGAAGTTGAGGTCGTTGACGATACTCCTGAGGAAGACCAGAACCGCCCCGTTAGGGCTGATGATTCCGAAGAAGACGAAGATTCTGATTTAGACGAGACCCAGCTTAGTCAACGTATTCAGAAACGCATTGGAAAGTTGCGTTATGAATATAATGAGGAACGTCGCGAAAAAGAGCGTTTTCAGAGGGAGAATGGCGAGGCGGTGAATTACGCCAAGCAAATTCAATCTGAAAATGAGTCTTTGAAAAACCAACACGCTGAGTTGAGGCGTTTGCTCTACGATCAGGTGGGGGCCAAGACCGATAGCGAGATTGAGGGCGCAAAGCGCAAGTATAGAGAAGCCTATGAAAGCGGAGACACTGATTCAGTTGTTTCTGCCCAAGATGAGCTTTCTAGGCTTCATGCTGAAAAAGTTCGGTATTCGATGGAGTCTGAGAGCCTGAATCAACCGCTTCCTCAAGCGCAACCTGAACAGCAGCAAGCCCCTCAGGTTGAGCCACCTGACCCTATGGCTGTTGACTGGATAAAGAGAAATTCTTGGTTCCAGCAGCCCGGACATGAAGAGATGACGGGCTTTGCTATTGGCCTACATGAGAAACTCGTAAAGCAGGGGGTAGACCCTCGCAATAATCCGGGTTACTATGAACAAATAGATTCTGCCCTACACGGGCAGTTTTCGGAATTCTTCGGTGAAGGCAGCACTCCTGCTAGTGAAACTCCGACTTCTCGAAGAACTCCGGTGGTAGCACCTACCAAAAGGGGGGCAGGTGCATCGCCGCGCAAAGTGGAGTTGACTAGCACCCAAGTTTCTCTCGCCAAGAAACTGGGTTTATCGCCTCAACAGTACGCGGCACAGCTTGTGAAGGAGATAAGCAATGGCTGACGTTAGAGGAACAGAGCGCAAACCAAGACAGGCAGAGGCCCGCGAAACACAGGTGCGTGATAAAGCGTGGGAACCGCCGCAAGTTCTACCCGATCCTGAGCCGCAGGAAGGTTATGTTTTCCGGTGGATTAGGACGGCGACTCTCGGTCAGGCTGACAACGTGAATGCGTCGAAGCGTTTCCGGGAGGGATGGGAGCCTGTAAAGGCAGAAGACCATCCTGAATTGATGTTACAGTCTGACCACGACAGTAAGTGGGCGAATGACGGTAATATTGAGGTAGGTGGTTTGCTACTTTGCAAGACTTCTGTTGAGAACGTAGAGGCGCGTAATCAATACTACGCGGCAGCGGCAGCAAGGCAGGTCGAGTCTGTTGACAACAATTACATGCGCGAGAGTGATCCTCGAATGCCCAAGCTGAATGAGTCGTCAACACGCATCTCCTTCGGACAGGGCAAGAAACCGGATTAGTCTCTTTGGTTTAATCTTTGTCCTAAGGAGAAATCGGTATGGCTACTACTGCTGCACCATATGGTTTCCGTCCCGTTGGCCTACTTGGAGGTGGTACTTGGTCTGATGCTGTGCGCCACATCAAGGTTGCCAATAACTACGGAACCGCGATCTTCTATGGGGATGTTGTCAAGATCGTAAACACCGGCACTGTCGAGAAAGACACCGGAACGACCACGATGACGCCCTGTGGTATCTTTGTGGGCTGTAAATATACAGACCCCAACACTAACCAGCTAACCTTTAACCAGCAGTATCCTGCTTCTACTGCGGCTGACGACATCATGGCTTATGTCATTGATGATCCGAATGTCGTATTTCAGGCTCAGGGTGACGCCTCTTTGGCTCAGACTGCTCTCGGCAACAATGTTGCTGTGGTTCAGACTGCTGGCTCCACCTCGATTGGAACGAGTAAGAATGCTATCGATTCGAGTACAATCGCTACCACGAAAACTCTTCCAGTTCGTATCATCGACTTTGTAGATGGTCCGAATTCCTCGGTGGGTGACTCCTTCACGGATGTCATCTGTAAGTTCAACTCTGGTGGTGATGCGACCGGCGATAGCTGTGCTTCTCATCAGTACCAAGACACGACGGGAGTCTAAGCAATGGCTATTTCAAGAGCACAAATGCTTAAAGAACTCCTGCCGGGGCTTAACGCTCTTTTTGGTCTGGAGTATGAAAAGTACGAGGATGAGCATACTGAAGTCTATGACACCGAATCTTCGGATCGTAGCTTCGAGGAAGAAGTCGCACTTTCCGGCTTCGACGCTGCCCCCGTCAAAAACGAGGGTGCATCCATCTCTTATGATGTCGCGCAGGAGTCGTTTACTGCTCGGTACAACCATGAAACCATTGCGATGGGCTTTTCGATCACGGAAGAAGCCATTGAGGACAACCTCTATGACTCCCTTTCTGCTCGTTACACCAAGGCTCTCGCACGGGCTATGGCTTATACCAAGCAGGTAAAAGCGGCTGCTCC